TACCTTACCGAGGAAGGAAGCAACTGCAGTACCCAGTTTGTAAAGTCCTTTGAGTACAGGTCCTACGCTTTCTACAAACTTAGCTTGGAAGTTTTGGAACGCAGAAATCATTTCCTCGTACCTTCCCAAGGGAGTGTCAAGCATTTTGTAGGCAAGGTTTTCGGAGAGACCCGCAGAACCCCTCAGCTTTCCAAGCATCTCAAAATACTCATCCAAACCTCGAGTAGCAAGTGAAGCTGCTCTTGCACCCCTTACTCCGAAGAGGACTTGGTACATTCCCAGCTCCTTGGCACTACCCATTCCCTTGACTTTCATTCGAAGTCTGTCAAGGAATTCGCCCATTTGAAGCATGTTGCCTTGAGCATCTACCACATCAGAAGTAGTAAGACCAAGGCTTTTCATAGCATCACCCTGCTTACCTGACCTGAATTCGGTTGCTACTCGAGAGTAATATCGCAACATGTTCTCCAAGGCAGTACCCGCCATAGAGCCTTGTATACCGGCATTACCCAAGAGCATCACCATAGCAGCGGTCTCTTCTACGCCATAACCCAGTGTTTTAGCGGTACTCATTGAGTACTTCATCGCTTCACCTAAGTCAAATAAGTTCGTGTTTGCACCTGTAGTAGCCTGTGCAAGGACGTCCGCAACATCAGCAGAGTTCTTAGCTTCAAGCTGAAAGCCCTTCATAATGTTGGTCATTATGTCAGCGGCTCCTCCTTTACCCCCCAAGGTAGTTTTGGTGGCTTGTGCAAGTCGAGTAGCAGCGGTAATGTTTTCAGTTACCTCTGCCGATGACATACCTGCCATAGCCATATATTGCATACCCGATGCAATCTCTTGCGGTCTGAAGATGGAAGTTTCCGCAAGTTTACCAGCTTTGTCTGTAAGGGTGGCAATCTCAGCAGAAGTGGCTTTCGTAATAGACGCCACATACTCCATAGTATATCCGAACTCTGAGCCTCTTCTTACCCATTGACCCATACCCCGTACCGCTTGGCTTCCGGCTAGGGTCATCATAAACGAAAAATCCCGAAGAGAACGCATGTTCTGTTCGGATATCTTACGAGAGCGATTATGTAACTGCTCCATTTGCTTGCTCGCATTTTGAGCAGGCCTGGTAAACATATCCCTTAAAGCAAGGGTAATTCCAACGTGGAGGTTACTGGTCACTTATTGGCTTTTAATTTTATCCATTTCTTTCTTCTTGGCTTTGTCGACTTCTTCGCAAAGCTTTAGATATTTCTGCTGGATTTTAACAGGTAAGTTTCGCCACTCTGTGAGAGTGAAGGGAAGTTTGTGTAAGCTGGAGATGTAGAAGTGGTCTTCGATTACATCTCCAGTGGAAATAAAAAACCTTCAAGGGTCAGTAGGTATTGCTTTTCTACTGTTTGAGGGTTCTTCGGATGGGGGATACTCATAATCGGACTAGCTTCCCCGTCTAGCTTATCTACGGCAGCCCTAATAGCAAACATGTCCTTGGGAGTGAACATTCGGAAATTTTCAATCTTCACCCATTTACCATCCTCGCCTTTGTATTCGATTCCTCGAGCCAGAAGCTCAGAGTTCCTCGTCATTTCTTGAGATTGGTTAATCATGTACTTGTCGGAGTTCCCATCGTAGTACCTCAGCCTAAAGGACTTTTGGCTTTCTAATGTCAACTCAATCATACCTGAGTCAGCAAAAGAAGGGTAAGGAGGAATTCTACCTTCAAAGTATCCGTCGTCTTCTGGCTTATGGGGATAATCAAGTTCTCCGTATGGCCAGATAAACTGTACTAAATCTTCAGTGTACCATGTAGGAGATGATTCGCCTTCCCAAGTCCATTGGAATTTCAGTTCCTCTGAAATAGAAAGTACCCTTGAGCTAATCAGCAAAGCATTCCTATCCCGAACGGGAATAGACATCGCATCCTCTACATTAAGTCGCCCAGTCTTCCAGCTAGCCTGTATAATAATCCCGGTTAGAAAGTGAGCAAAATTAGTTCCCTCCATCGCTAGACGGGAATTGGAAATGACATCATCGTCAGCTCCGTTTTGCATTCTAATTATAGCGGTTCTGCCAGAAGGGAGTCTGACCTCTTGGATTTCTCCGTAGAGCTTTATCAGCTCCTCATAAGTTTTTGTGGCTTCCATAGGGATTGAGTTTTACAAAAATGGGGCTATCGTATGAAGCCCCATTAGAGAATAGTCAATAAGAAATAAGCTCTACAGCTTCTCCACTTTATCTACGCAGAGTTCGATTTCTTCCATCGTGTTGTCTGAGGACATCCTTTGAAGGCTGATGGCAGAACGCTTGCTTGGCCAGCATCCTGTCATAGTCCAAGTGTTGATGATGGTTCCCCCGTCCTCAGCAAGCTCATTCACGATGAGAGTTCTCTTGTATTGAGTTGGGATAAGTCCACCTCCCAGTTGGACGTCGGCAACTGAAGCCATCCAATCGAAGAAGTAAGTATCAGAACCCGAAGCCAACATCAGCTTATTGATTTTGACCATTCCAAACATGTGGCGGCCTCCCGTCTTGATGTTGTGATTAGTATCCCCGTGCTCAGTTACCTCAATGCTCTCTTCTGGTATCTCTACGTCTTGAGCAAGCCAATTGTTGAGGGGAGCCTGAACAATTTGGATAGAAAAGTTAAATACCTTTCTTGGGTTTTCAATTTTTGCCATGTCAGTTTATGGGGTTTTTAGGAAGCAAGGGCACTTGCAGTTTCGAAGTCTACTCCAGCCTCGGTGACTACAATGTCTACGGAGATTTCTTGAACAAATCCGGTAGGCTTAATGAGGAACTGAATCTTCAGCTGACCCTGTTGCATAAGGCTAGGGGTGTTGATTTGAAGGTCAGAATCCGACTTCGCATACTGGTCACCGTTCCACTCATAAGCGGTGTAGGCATCTTTGTTCAGCAGTTCCTCAAGTGTTGGAGATACAGTTTCATAAATCCTACGAAGAGTTTGGATGGTTGCTGGCTCATCAATAAAGCCTTCCAAGGTAGGTCCGAGAACCCTTCTCAGGTACATAACCATCATGGTAGTAGCAACCCACTGCAGCTGGCTGTTGGTGGTATCTTGAGTATACCCTCCCCAAGCCATTACCTGACCATTCCGTAGGATGGTCATCATAATGTTGCTATTGGCCAGGATGTTCAAGTCATCATAAGAAGCCTTGCTACCGAAGTTATTTACTACTCCAACCGCATTTCCGATAACTCCGTTGTTCGGACCAGTGAATGGAATCCAAGGGCCTTTGGCATTTTGGACTTGGCTGGAAAGAGCCATCAAATCAGTGACCTCTGAAATCTCCTTAATGGTAGAAGTGATAGGGTCAAGGATTTTAAGACCTCCACCTACAGTGATTACATGCTCATTCAAACCAGTGATAGCTTCCTTCGCTCCGACCAGAGTAGAAGTAGTGTTATTACTGTTTCCAAGGTGAGCCACATAAATCAAGTCCTTACGGGCATTGGCATAGCTAGCTCCCTTAATATGCATAGTGGCATGTGAAAGCTCGGGAGCTGAAATCAGCCATCCGTCATCATACTCATCAAAAGAGTGGATACCAAGCTTAGAAGCAGAATCTCCAGTATAGTCAGATACCGTGATAGCTCCGCCAGGAGTTCCCGCTGCCATAAAGCTCCATCGTTCCGCCGCGGTGTCTCCCAAGTATTCGTTATGGACAACTCCCATTCCGGTGGTAAGGTCACCCGGAGTATCCGCAATCTTTGTAGCGGTAATCAGAGTGGAGCTATTGTTGATTTGGGCAAGAGTTCCATTGTCAACCAAATAGCTACTAGTCGCCAAAGTAATCTGGTAACTCTCATTGATGCTGGAATCATTCGGGTCTTGAACCTTGAGCGAAAAAGTATTATTACTACTGATTCGTTCAAGTGTAACTCGAAGACCGTTATAACCATCCCCCTCAGCTAAGGGAGCGATTGAGAAAAGCTCCTCTCCAGCCTTATTGATGAATACCATATCATTTCTGAAGGTACCCGTAGTTTGAGAAGCCCCGCCCGCAACTGTAATTGAACCAATTTCCGTAGCAGAAGTTTTATCAGAGAAGTTAATGGCAATTACGTACTCATTGCCTGAAGCCAAGTCAGCTACTTTAGCAGAAGCCACCTCAGCCATGCCCTCAAGCGCTGTAGCAATAGCAGCCAGAGTAGTATTATGGTCGGTGGTGAAAGTAACTGTGGGCATAGCACTACCCGCCACAGTCATGTCAATAGTGTTGGAGCTTACAAAATCACCAGCAAAAACCAAATTACCTGTGGTAAGCTTGGAAGAAGCTGTAGGGTCAAGAGTTGAAGCATCAGTGATGTCAGTGTAATGTCCGATTCGGCTTACACGGAGATTTGCCCCACCCTCCAAAGCTCTACGGCAAAGGAGTGGAAAATCGCTAGTTGAAAGTAGCCCACCGTAAACTCTCTTAAACTGAGTCCAGCTAGTGATGATTTCTTCGGGAGCATTGAATTTGCCTCTAGCAGTGGGTCCCATAACGTAGTGAACACCAACCAACGGCACTGTAGGACGAGTGCTTTGGTTGACTACGTTGATATCGACGATAGGTGAAGTGGGCATCTATAAAATGTTTGTAGTTTAGACTGGTTAGTATTGTTCAAATAGCGTAGTGAGAAGCCGAGTAATGCAAGTCAGAATAATGGTTATTAACACCTGGCCCCACACGGTTAGTATGGGGTCTAACTCTTGATAGTGTGAACTTAGCTCGGGGTGCTAAATCTTTCTCTACATAACCTAAAGCATCATTGCTTCCCGGTATTCCAGTAGTGGGAGGGACGTTGCTTGTAATTGAGCTGCTAAGTAAGCCCCTATAAAAGCCCAAGAAGAAGTCAAGATGGTTTATAAAATTGAACTCCACCTGAGTTCTTGTCGACTCATTTGATTCCTCTCCCTCTAATCCTGTGGTCGAACCTACATTACTATCTACTCGAGAAGATATCCAGCTTAGAAAGGCTGACGCTATGATATCTTGGTGAGTATGGAAGATAAAGGTTAGATGCGTCCCCCGTTGACTATCGCTAGTCTCTGCTTCGATAGGAGGGGAAGGAATTATACCATCGCTAATCGAAGATGACTTGAGTTGATTAAAGGCATCCTCTAATTCTTCCTGGTAAGTGGTAATTATAAAGTCTACGAACGAGGCCATTTCAGAATATCAACGTAATCTGGCTCTGGCTTTTCTTTAAACGCTCCTTCAAATAGCTTCGTTTAGATATGTCCACATATCCAATGGTTTATTTTCGGCTCCGCCAGTAAGTATTGGGTCTACTGTTATTTGTTCTACTTTCGCTACTGAAGAGTTAAGTATGATATCCTCTACTAGGTATAAGTCTGTAGCTGTATAGCTGTAAGCCTCTTCCATAACGCCTCTATCCAAATCATCCATTGGTACAGAGCCGTCAAAGCGAACATACAAAATGGGAGTAGTACCATTCTTTAGAGGTATGTAGCCCATCCTTGGAAGAGCTACTCCCATAATAGCCATTAACACCCTTCTCTGTTGAGAGGTGTTTGCTACCAGATGTACATTAAAAGTAAAGTTGTGTCGAGTAATGGGGCGTTTTAAAGAGGTGTAAAATTCATCGCCTTCATCCTTCCTTAAATAAGGAAAGCCATCTCCGCCTATATCACCGGGTATCATAGCTCCACCCCTACAGACTATGGAGGGAACTGATTTCTCGCCCTTAGCTAGGTTATTTCCAAAGCCTTTAACGTCAATTACAAAACCCTTGTCGGATTTTATACTGGCCATTTGACCTTTCAGATGAGTGACTGCTGCTGAATTACTTCCTCCCGCGGCTGTTTTTGCAGCTTGAACATCGGGAGAATAGCCATAGGAAACACAAGCGTTATAGATTGAGTGGAATATCGCCCTCTCAACTACTTCATGTATGTCGGTTAAAACTTGGCTCATACTACTCCTCTAACTCTGCTTCTTACTCTTTGGCTTAAACTTCTAACGAATGTACTTCCTATTCCTCTACGTCCACCCATCTCAAGGTAGGTATCTCTCCAAAACGGCTTCGGGCTAATTCCCCTTGCCGCTGAACCCTTCTCAAGCACTATGGCAATTTGTTCGATGGTTAGCTTCGGGGATTTCTTCCTTCCGTGGTCAGGTGGTGAATATCTTATGCCCTCACGAACTTTTACATTTACCCTTTTTCTTCCCTTTTCAATAATAATCGACTGTGTGTATAGACCTGTCCAGTATCCCGCTGTAGTCGGGTCTCCCCCTTTCTTGGCTTTGTAGAACATGTAGTTAGTGGAAAGCGAATATCCAAAGCGATTGGTACGCATATTATGGATAAGCTTCTTTTTGTACTTCTTGGCTACAGTCTCTTGCGCTTTTACAGAGGCTTCCAACATGTCAAGGGGTAAAGTCCGTAACGTATGTCGGGCTCTACCCCATTCCCCGTGGAGCTCTATCTTAATCTGATTAGTGTAGTTATTAAGGTTTAATGCGCCGAACATTGTTTAGGGGTTCACTTCGTTACCAGATTGTATTTCGTCCCTTAAAAGATTGATTTGAAAAAGAAGAGTTTCGCTATTAGCGTGGGCTGAGGTAGTATCCCCTTTGGAAAGGTATTTCTTACCTTCAATGACAAAATAATCTCGGTGAGGATTAAAATCAAAGTATCCAGCTGAGGTAACATAGCCTAAGTTATCTAAGTAGGGTTTGTGTAAATAGATAGCTAAATTTTGACTATCCTGCTCACCTGATTCAGTTTCAACAGAGATTGGCCAAGTCCTAAAATAATTTGCTTGAACTAAAACCTGAAGAGATATCGGAGTGAAATTTGTGTTAGAGGTTACTATCAAATCCTCTCCGTCATCGTCTATACGCTCGAGTTCTTCAGACCTATACCATGTGATACTCATTTTAGCAAATGAGTTCATGGCGTCTTGTATGGCGTTCTTGTAATTATCCCACTGATGGGGGAGTATCTGTGCCAATAGCTAGGTCTAAATGATAGGTGAATTGGTTGTCGGGGCTTATGGGGTCTCGGGTGATGGGCTTTATCTGCGGAGCCATAATCACTGAGTTACCCTCACAGCCTGGCATCTTTACTTGCAGTACGCTTCCGAGAGTACAAATCTCTTTGTTGAGTTGGTCCCAAAGGGAGCCAGGTCTCATAATTCCATACCAGCTGCTTGATGCGGAAAACCATTCAGCATCTGCTGGCCCTGTAGTAATCTTTTTGATATCTCCCGAACCTCCGCTCGAAGAACCCCCTCCTAATGTGAGTAAGTAGGAATTAGCTCCAGCTGCAATCAAATCTCTGACTACCAATTTAGCTATTGCGGAGTTCTCTAGTGAACTATATAGAGTCTCATCATGTCTGTTCTCATAGGAGATGACAGACGGGAAACTATCGTAGAATACTTCTTGCCACTTGAGAGTTTCGGAGTAGATGTCTTGGTCACTTACACTAACGTCTTGAGGGATTCTGGCTTTTACCATATACATGATAGGCTCAGTGCCAGTGATTCCCGACGCAGAAAAATAGACAATGAGGGCTACTGATGATGTGCCCTCACTGTCAGTGCAACTAAAGGTAACTCGATAATACCCACTTTTCGTATAGGTGTGAGTGGGGTTCTCGTGAGTAGAGGTATGACCATCTCCAAAGTCCCAACTATACGAAGGGCCAGTACCGCCAGGTACAGTACGATTGTAGAAGGAAACTTCTAAACCGTTTGGCTTAGCATAAAAGTAGGCTTTGGGTAAAGGCATTCTCTTACTTCAAGTTGAGTTATTAGGCCAAGTCCTCAGCCATCTCCGCCAACTCCTCTTGAGAGAGCTTCTTGAGTTGACCTTTGGTCATATCGTTTTCCTCCAAGTGATAGAGAAAGTCGACTAGCTCTCCTTTGGTCATCTGCGAGAAGTCCGCAGGAGCTTCTTCGGGTTCTTGGCTTGGAGCTTCTGGCTCGGGAAAGACTTCAGCCTCTCCATTAGAAGACATCCACTTATTGTAAGCGCTCTCATCTACTTCAACAATGTGACCGCCTCTACAACGGGAATTGATAAAGTCAGAAGGCTTACTATCAATGTATGCCACTTCATTCTGTTTGGTCATTCGAAGACCTGTGTTTGCGCAAGAGAATGCTCCCTCTGCGTTACACTTGTAATAACGACGTTTCGCCATGGTTGTGATTTTAGATAAAAAGAGTCTTTGTCCTTAAACAAAAAAGGCTCCAACTTGAGTGGAGCCTTTGAAGAAAAGAGAGAGTGCTTAGTTGATAGTCACATTCGCAACTGAGTCCACGTCCATGTAGGATGGGAATCCGTTAGCAGCGAATGTTACCGACTTGTCAAGGATTACGGCAGCATCACGGAACATCTTCGCAAATCCAGTGGTGATGGTCACATAGACCGCCTCTGTCTGGTTGCTTACGATTTTCTCGCCTTCTACCAGCAAGGCTTGAGCATTGAACTTCATCAGAGCATACTGAGTGTCAACCATGATTTCCTGGTTGGCTGGTACGTTCCCGTGAACGAAGTACTCAGCGGCGTTTGGAAGGGGAGTCCGCAAGTTCAAGGTAGCTCGAGTAGTACCTGAGTTACGAGGAGTTTTGAATTCCTCCATGTCAAGTGTATCAAGAGCAGCATCCTCACCGCCGATGATAGTGGTGAAGTTACGTCCGATGCGGGAGCCTCGAATCCAAAGCTTCAGCATGTCCTTGTAGGTCTTGGAAGTACCGTTGGCAGTTCCAATTACTGGGGCAGCTTCACTACCATTAGTCTGCTCACCATTGATGAGTACGTCGATGGCCATTACGTCAAGGGCATGTCCGAGCTTTACTCCAAAGTCACGGAGGAAGATGCCGATGGCGTCAATGGTAGTGTATTGCATTACCTCGTAAGGAATCTTGATACCCCGTCCAAACTTGTAGATGGAGAAGGTCTTCTGCCCATAAGAGATGTTACCCAATGGGATGGTCTCAGCTTCCCCTACTCGACGTGGAGCAGCATCGGACATATTGATGTGAGGCATCGTCTGAGTCAAACCTGAGGTGGGCTGTTCAGAGGCAGTAACGTTGTTCCAAATTGGAGCAGTCCGCAGTCCTACCAGCACCGCTTCACGAATGATTTCGGGAATCACCCAACGAATGTCGGTATCACCTGTGTTGGAATACAGGTTGCTGATAGTATCAACGGATGAGTCAATACCCAGCTCTTGGTAAAGGTCTTCAACTGACTCGAGAGGAGTTTCCTCTGTGCTGAGTTGGTTTTGAATCAACTCCTCAAAAGAGAGGTCGATAGAAGGTTCAGTCTTGGAACCCATACGAAGATTGTCAGCCGCTTTAACAGCATTTTGAATTTTACCTGACAGCTTGGAGTTTTGGAGCTTGGTTAAGTTCACGTTCTTGGATTTTTCTTAATTGAGGATTCTTTTCCTTTTCTTTTACCCGATGAGTACTCGAATCTCATCACCGTCAGCTGCAGCTGCGTCCAGTGATTGACCGGCTTGTAGTGCTTGCTCTGCTCCGCCGATGTTGGCATACTCAACTTTTTCATCTTCGCCTCCAGCAACCGCAGTCATTTTGACTGGCCCAGCATTAAGAGCAGCTGAAGCTTCGGCAAACATAATCATGTACCCCCGGCAAGCAACAGTAGCCAGTTCACCAGCAGCGGCATCGTGAAGGGATACCCCAATCATTACGCTATTTACTTGAGCTTCGTCTGTCGCGAGAGGAAGAATGGTTCCGTCTGTGTGAAGCTTGACCAGGTCTCCCTTGTTAACAGAGGAGCCAGCTTTTACTGTGAACTCCTGGTGGAGCTTATGAGACTCAGACTTGAGAAACAGAGTTTTGGTTGCAGTTCCTAATGATGTAGGCATGTCAGTTCAGGTTGAGGTGTGTAATGAATTTTCTTTGAGTGTCTTATTTCTTGCCGTATCCTTTCTTCTTCTTACGGGCAAGTCTTACCTTCTCGGCAAGGCTTTCAGGAGTTTCAGTCGGAGTTCCTTGAGAGCCGTCTCCGTGTGAAGCTGGGTTGCCATCTTCCAGTTGGCTCTCATACTCCCTAATGAATTCAAGGGAAGTGTTGTAATCCGCCGCCTTCAGAGTGGCAAGGATAGCAGCCGATGGACTTTTGTCTCCGCAGAGAGCAGTATAGAGGTTTTCAGATTTTTCTCTGGCAGCCTCCAAAGCTTGTCTTCCGATTCCGGCATCTGACTGAAGCCCCTCATTCAAAGCCTTCTGGTCAGCCAAATCCTGTTTAGCTACTTCGAGTTCGCTTTTCAGATTGTCAACGCTTTCTTGCAGGCTTTCGGTGTTTGCTTTAACTTGGTTCAAAGCATCTTCCATAAGTTCTTGAGTCCACTCGGTATGACCTTCGGGGAGGGTGAGTGAAAACTGTTCAGCCAATGTTGCGTATTCCATATCGGTTAATTCGGGTTCGGGGATTCCGTTGTTAATAGATTCGACAGGTATTGTAGACGTTAATGATGTTACTGACTTGAAACTCATGTAGGGTGAAGCTCCAGTCTGCCCTGCCTTTTCAACCAGTTTAGCCATCCTCCTATCAGCAAAAATTGGGTTGTTGATTTTGCCGTCTTCTCCAGTAATTTGAGCAAAGGGGTCAGCTCCCATTCCTACCAAAGAAGTTTCTGAATAACCCACTACTTCATTCACTACCCTTTGAATAAGGTTTCCACTCTCATCGTAGGTACCCAATTTTGACATGAATTCTTCATTGTCCATTTCGGGATGGCTCTTCTCCCATTTGAAGAAAACTGTAACAGAGTTTGAGTGGATGGCAGGAGGCGAAGATAGTATACCTCGAGCAATTCTTGGGTTGCTCTTTGCATCAATTTTCAAAGTCCCCATAATTCCAGCGGGAACTTCTACTCCATTCTTGTCCTGGTAACTGTCTTGCCACTGTACTTCGGATACAGTACCCATTGCATTACCAATCTCTGTTTGGTGGTCAGCATTTACTGTAGCACCTACCAGAAGACTCATTGATTCCTTGAGAATTCCCGGCTTATCAAAAGAGATAGGGTTCCAGCTCTTGTGAACCGTTACCTCGGATAGAAGTCGGAATACGGGGTAGATGTAATCTTCGTCCTTTGGAGTAAACTCTTCTGAAGTTACATCGGGATAAAAGGTAGCATAATTTGGGCTATCCCCAAATAATCCTAAGCTGGTAACATCTTTTTGGTTTCCAACCTTTGTGTCGACTTCGGAGAATTGTGTTAGGTCAATAGCTTGAGGCTTATGACCGATTACACAACTGTGAGCGATGGAAAGATTGATTGAATCTACTTTTGGAAACATTTA